GTCATCATCATCTTCCAGATTGAACAGGCCTTGGCCAGAATCAATCATGCTCTCTACAGCAGGACGGTCCTCAGCCTTGGAGGTCCGACTAGGTAATGATTGACTGACGACTTCTTTAGCATGGTTATCCAAGCGTCGGTCACCATGTGTCTCGCTCTTGACGTAGAAGGGGGAATCTGGATGATAGTAGTCCAAGAGATGCTCATACAAATTAGGGTGTTTAGTGGTCTCAATGAACCAGTTCTGTAGAGCGAACTCATCTGGTTTAGTAGGGTCTGATATAGGACGAGGCCGTGAGGCCCTCAACTCACTGAGAGCACCTATGTTCTTCTTCATCGCCAGTGGATGGTTCAGACTTTGAACATCCCGTTGATAAGGGCTGTAGGTTTTAGGGCCGGGTCCGTCAGCGGCATCTCTAGGTTTCCTATGGAGGACTAGTTTCTCATACTCCCCTCCGGGGAAATCAGAACATGATGGCTCGGCATACACCCTTCTCATGTCAGTGCCATTTATGTGACTACGCCACTTACCGAATGACATCCAACGACGATTGTCTTCATCAGGGAGATTATAACCCCTCGCTGTCTCACTATGACTTGCGTTTGGATTGAGTGCGGGGTATGCAGCGATAGCGAGTTCAGCCACTTGTTTTGGAACCGTGAGGGTCTTGATACCCTGAGCACTGAAATCAGGGACGTTGACTGAAACGAGTTCTGCCATCTTCTGCAGAGTGTCATCCCATTCTACCTCATGACCATGCTCGGCCATGTTATTTACAGCGAAATAGAGTTCTGCAGCGTCTTCTATGTCACCAGAGTTCTGATAGCGAGCCTTAGCACTCAGGAAGTAATCGTGGGCATTCTCGCGCACACAACCACCACCGCCTCATCACATACCGGGTGCCATAGGCATTGGACCGCCTTCGCCACCCATATCATCACCACCGGGAGGAGGAGGAGCGCCACCCATGTCGCCACCCATTCCACCACCGAGTATATCCTGTATCTTCTTACCCATCTGCTCGATTTTCTTACCTAGTTCCAACGGGTCATCAGGTAGGTCATCACCACCCTCACCACCAGCACCGCCTAGTAGAGCAGCGAGGTCCATGTCACCGGGTCCTCCGCCGCCACCCATGTCGCCACCCATACCGGGTGGGCCTCCGCCACCCATACCGGGTGGGCCTCCGCCACCCATACCGGGAGGCATTGGTGGGGCCTTCTTGATGCCACCAGCATCGTTCTGATGCGCTGATAGGGTCGAACCAGTCTGATGCGGGTTCGCCGTCTCATCGAAAGTGATGGTCTCGCTGTGTGCACCCCTGTTAGAAACTGACTCTATACCCTCTTCGACCTGTGTCTGGTTGGTCCAGTAATGGCTCATCCGAGCCTCTTCGACGCCTGTGATGTTTCGCATCTGTGAGTCATCAGTAAGAGTAGCCACCTTCGCTAGCATCTCATCCATGCTGCCGGCCTTCTCTATCAGTTCTTCGACATCGGGAGCGTTCTCCCCTGCTGTTACTTTCATTGGTCTCATACGTCCACCGGCCTTCCTTCTGCTTGCGCGGCTTCGTTAGCCATCGCGTGAATCTCATCCCAACCCATCTCATGCCAATCGGCATTGTCAGTAGGCACTCCACCTACCATGACACCATCAATTGCTATGGCAGCCTTCTCGATTACCTCGTTCCTCTCCCCTCTGAGGGGGTCGCCCCATACGTCCTCAGTGGACGGGGTGCCGAACTTCACGAAACCAGCCTTCTGCAGGAGAGCGTCTGGATTGGAGACCATCTTGCGTAGTTCCATGTTCTGTGCTTGTAGCATGCCTATGTCACCATCCATGCGCTCCATCTTGGTGATGAGAGCGTCCACTAGGGTGGTGACGTCGTTCGTCATCAGTCAACCCTCTGTCCGAATCCGCTCTGTGGTTGCCAGTTGGATGCGATTCCATCAGGCCCGATGTAACCCATAGGCCTCTCGCCCTTGACGATAGCACCTTGGTCCTTGAAATTCATCACTGGTACACCACCAGCGTATATGTCATTGACACCTTGAGACTTCTCTCCATCGACTTCTGACTTGTATATGGAAGTCACATCCGAAGCGAGGTAATCACTGGTCTGGGCTATCGACCTGAGGAACTGCTGTGCTCCCACTAGGTCATTGTTCTGCAAAGCGGTCTTGAACTCCCCTACTGCGGTTTCTAGTTTCCTAACCATAGGGTCGAGTTTGACAATCGTGTCCGACATGTCTTCGCGCACCCCCTACGCCCTCATTAAAGTTATCATCCCGGCAAGTTCGAGTCCTTGGTCTTCTTGCTAGGGTCACTCGCTACTTCCTGAGCATCTTGGACTGCATCCAACGCTTGTTCTATCGGGCTCTTCTTATGCCCACGTTGGTTCTTCTTGGGCTTCGGTGCACCCGACGCTGCAGTATCTGAACTGACAGGGGCAGGGCCATTATTCCTAGCCCCAGTACTCTCCCCTAGACCCATAGGTCCCTTCTCTACCTCATCCTCTGAGCGGAGCATCTGTCCGGGGAACATGTGTTGTGGTGGACCACCACTGACTTGGGCGCCTCTCAAACCCCTCATGTCAGCAGGTGCTGCTCTAGGAGGTGGTTGCTGTGGAGCACCTGCTGCTGGAGGTGGGCCTCTCGGTGGGCCTCTCGGTGGGCCTCCCGGTGGCATTTGCTGGGGTGGCATCTGAGGAGGGGGTGCAGCAGGGGGTGGCCCACCGGGAGGGGGCCCTCCGGGGGGTGGACCTCCGGGCGGTGGACCACCGCCTCCTTGTTGCGGTGGTTGCTGCTGTTGTTGTTCAGGCTGCTTGTAGAAGAAGCGTATGTCCCTCCCAGCATCCTCAGTCAGTTCTGGCTTGAAGCCCAGTTGCGCCATCCTCTGTGCGATGTTCACTTCCATCTCGTCTCTTCTGAGTCGTGTCACATCGTCTTCCTCCTCATTGGGGTATAGCGTCATCTCCCAATCTGTCACCCCCATTTCACCGAATATACGGGGGAATATGTCACGAGCGTAGAGTTTCTGCCCGAACTCCACTGCCCTGTTGGTGACGAGAATCTGCATACCCTCGTTATTCAGGCCACCACCCTTGCCACTATCCATCATGAAGATGTTCGATACACCATAGAAAGCAGCGATTCTCATACGCAGTTCATCACGAACCGCACCATACTGCATCTCATCCAGAGAGTCCATGAATCTCACGAATTCGACACGACCCCTACCAGTGGCGGATTCGATTCCTACCTTGGGGATGTAGTTCGGGTCACGCTCCATCTTCTCCTCAGCCCCCTTCCAGAAGGATGCAGTGGATTGGATGTTGTCAGTGGTGATAGCGAGGACCCCTCTTGGTATCCTCCTCTTCTGATATGCCAGATACATGTAATTGTCCATTGCTGACAGGGTCATAGCCTGTCGCCATAATGTAGCAACGGGGCTCCTACCATAGAGTTTCGAGGGTTGGTACTTGGATATGTGGACTATCTCCCCCTCTATGTAATACTGGGTCTTCCCAGACCCTGCTGTATTGATGAAATGGACGTCTTGCAACTCCAAATCACACGTCTCGCACTTCTTGTTATCCCCACCGAAGGGGAAGGTCTTGTCCCTATGGACTGGGCAGACTAGGAAACGACCACCTCTGACCCCCTTCTTATCTGCCACTATACGCATGAATGTCGGGTCACCACGCACTAACTCCTTGACACGGAAGAACTCAATCTGGTTGCTATCGGGGTTCATGTAGTACTCCTTCAGTAAGACAAAGAATCCATCATCCACGATATCCATGTCCCATTCCACCTCTCGGAGGACGTCCATGAATGACTGGTCCATCCCATTGCGTTGCTTGATGAGCCAGCGTGGGTACATCATCTGGTCTGCATCAGGGGTGTCAAACTCAGTACTACCACAAAGCAGGCATTCCTTCACCTCGTGCTGGTACTCCTCCTCGCACTTCTGGCACTGGAAGTGGAACTTCTTCTTCCAGTAATGACCGCGCCTGAATATCTCCTGACACAGTGTATTGATAGTGGTTCTCAGTATGATGCTCTCTTGGACTGTGGCATACAACGCAGGTATGCTAACCCCCTGCACGAGTACAGGCTCTTGTATCCCAGCCTTCCATAGAGGCATAATCGGCTCAGGTGTGGTCTTACGCCGGAACGTGGATGTCAAACGCTCCACGAATCGTGCTACTGGTCCCTTCTCCTCGACCATCAGACCACCTCACTCACTATCATCTCAGGGTCACGCCTAGCCCACGAGAGAACCTCTTGTTCATCAACATTCCACTCATTGAGCAATTCCTCCGCCTGAACATCCTTCCAGTTCTCCCACTTCACCAAGCGATATAACTCATCTCTACGCTTGATGATGGAGTCCCCATCCCTACCTCGTAGATTGAGGTGCTCTAAGACATATTGAGCCTGATTCTTCTTGAGATGTAAGTGTGGTAAAGTCCCTTTCAATAATTTAGAGATATCAGCCTTGCTATAGAACTGAAGGCGATGCTGACTGCGCTTGCTGGTCTTATGTACTTTCAAGTCCAATGCTAGAACACCACACCCTACCATCTTGTAGAGGTTCTCACAATGTATCCGCCCTCTCTCACCAGTGGCAACGAAACCCGCTCGAGGCTCACCCTTCTTACTGATAGTGACATACCCATCAGCGTCTAGGAAACCAGCAGCATAAGCCCAAGGGTCCTTCATCAATAAATCCTTATCAAGCGTTTGACGCTCCCAGTACTTGTTGTGCTTGTAGATATCATACTCAGGGCCATAGGTCTTCAATAGAGCACCTATCTGCTGTACTGAAGGTACACCTCTGCTCCTACCATCATCTCCAGTCATATGAGTATGGATGGTTCGACTATCCATAGGGCCATGATAGTCAAGAAGTGAAGTAGCCTTCTCCAAGGAGAGGAGTTCAGCCTTGCTTAGTTTCTCACTCTGATGGAGTGTGTTCTTCCACATTTTTCGGGCGTCTTTCTTCATCTTCTGAGAATCGTTCCACAAAGTCTGCTGAACCTGAGTGAAGTCTCCCTCCACATTGGACAGTTTAGTTAGAATGTCGTTAGCAACAGACCATTGATTACAAGCCTGTGATAGTGATACCTTACGCACATCACCGAAACGCGACAAGGCTCGAAGGTCCTTATCTCTGAGATTGAACGATTTCACTGCAGGGAGATGCTCATCCAGCCAAGAGAACGAGTCCAGTACCCGGTGAGTCTCTTCCTCCTTAGCCAGACGTATGGCTTTGATGGCATCATCAATGTCGTCCCTGAACTCCTTGTGCACCCTCCTCTTCATCCTCAAGTCCTTGATTAATTCAGAGGCAGACTTGCCAAACTGGTCTGATAGCAGTTTTTCGTTTAACTTCCTCTTCTCTTCCTCTTCCTCGGGTGTCAATTTCTCACTAGCGGCAGAAGAGCCGGGAGTTATCGTTTCAGGGGTCTCATTACCAAAGGCAGGTGCTGCTATCTCTTGACTCTTGAATACAGGATGTTGTTGGAGTTGCTTGATGACCCACGCACGGTCTGCGTCCAACTCATCAGTGTAGGCGTCGTAATCGTCACCTATGATATTGCTACCCCAAGTCATTCGATGTCCTCCGCCCAATGATGGTCTACTGGTATCTCTGCTTCGTTCTGCGCGTAACGCATGGTCCACTGAGTGCCTCCTCTGGTGTTCTCCCAATCTCGACCTAAACGCCGACCACGACTGAACTCCGAAGGGAATGCAAGGAGGTGGGTGGAATCATGGACTAATGCCATATTTCTAGCATAATACTTGTTAGGCTGAGCATAACGATAGCGAGGGTCGTCGTGGTGGTGCTCGACGAATGGTATGTTATTCTCCTCAGCGAATCTCCTACCGAAGGTATCTGCCCCGGTCTGCCCTCCAGAGACCATCTGCGCTGGTCGTCCATTACCCTCAATCCACTCATGGACCTTCTCAGCGAATGCAGGATAATTTTTGAGTGAGCGAGAACCAGAGATTCCTAAGGAAATAGGCTTCTTAGCACCATCAACGTTTTGACAGCGATTACCACAACTACCATTACAGTAAGCCTGATGCTGATATTCCTCCTTGAGAACGCTGAACCAAGTCAATCTATCAACCCCGACATCAGGGAATCCAAGTCGATAATGCGCTCACGGAACTCGGTAGTGGCCCAGTTACCCAAAGCCAGCGCTATGGCGAAGTCATCGTGACGGGCAATGCTGTCCAACTTACCCTCCTTGCTCATACCAAACATAAGTAATTCGTGCTCCAACTTGCTGATGAGGTCGCGGGACCTATCGTCCCCCCACGGTAAGCGAACCTGCTCTCGCTCGAAGCGGAGCACTAATCCCATAAGAAGGCTCTCACGTCGCTGTTTCGTACTGATGAATGTCTTGATGGGGAGGTCGGTATCCGCCCTCAGTTCTGTAGCGAACACACGCTGGAAGTGGTTAGCCTCCAACTCTATCACCTCAGGGCGGAATTTGTTGTTCAAACGCTGTATCTCGATTATCTGAGTCCTGAAATCCATGCCCTTCCTACGCACGACATGTACGAGTTCCAAAGTCTCGGGTGAATCGGACGGTCTACGTAAGACCAGCATGACAGTGTAGTCAGCCTGTCGGTCTGAGGAGATAGCAGGGTCCCACCCAATGAAGTACTGACTGTCATCATCCTTATGCCTCCTCTCCATGAGAGTCAGGTGAGGGTCCTTGCAAGCACTGATGACAGTGGAGGGGAAAAGGCTGGACATATCATCCATCGGCTCACAGAGATACTCACGAGTGAAGGCTATGGCAGGCATATCCATCCTACGGATATCAAGCGCTTCCAAGGACCAGCGCCATGGCCACAGTGGTTCACCCTTCTCATTGATAGCAGGGTACGTCTCCACTAGGTAACCATCCCTCCTCTCGAGTTCAGTGTAAAGGTCAGTGGGAGTGAATGGGGTCCCCACTACGCACAACTGGGAGGTGTGGTGCACTGTCGGTACTAGAACCTCGTAGAACCAAGATGCTACACGTTGCAGTTCAGTGTCTGTGGTTCCCCAGAGTATGTCATCCAAGAGGACAAGGTCCGGGTGAGCACCACGGACACCTCCACCGACTGACTTGGCATTGATACGAGAGCCATTCGTGAAACCGAAGAAGGTCTTGGACCAAGCATCCTTGTCCTTCATCTTGGCTAGCATGGGACTAGAGTCGATGAGGTCGTTCAGACCCCTCATGTGCCTGATGGATTGGTCTAGGCTGTGACTGAAAATCATCGTATCCAGACGTGGGGTGAATATGACCTTCCACAGCAGATAGCCAAG